GTAACTCTGTCAACACAGGTCAAACAGAGTTTTCCCCAGACATCCTAGTGCCATACAATATCGCTAGTCGCCACGGCTCAACCTTCATCAACGGCGCAGTAGACGGTGTAGCACTAACAGCCAACACAACCCCTACGGCTCTCCCAGACCTCTCTAGCACTGACTTGGATCTCGCGTTTGGCTACATGGGAACAATTTCAGAATTCCGTGTATGGGACAAAGACTTGGGTGACGCTGGTATTGTAGAGGCAACCAATCCATCGCTAGAGCCATCACTGAGCCTAACCTTTGAAGGCACTGGCACTAACTCATTTGTTGTTAATGATTGGGCGGAGTAGATAAATGACAACAATCAACTGCCTTAACGGAAACCTGCACTGTGTCTACACGCACAGCAAGCCAGACGGCTCTATATTTTACGTTGGGATGGGATTGCCGGGGCGTCCATATAATTCAATCAGTCGGAACCATCAGTGGTTGAGTACGGCTAAATCTGCTGGTGGGTTTAAGGCGCATATCATAGAAGAATTCATTCCAAAAGATGAAGCGCATGAACTTGAAGAGCTTTTGATTTCTGAGTTACGTGAGCGTGGCGCTGTGCTTTGCAACTTAACAAACGGAGGTAAAGGCACTGCAGGATACAGGGCTTCTAAAGAATCAGTGGCTCGTAGAGCAAAGAAAATGAAAGGTATAAAGCGCTCTGCTGAGTTTTGTGCGGCTATAAGCAAAGCAAAAACGGGCAAGCCTAATCTTGCCTCAAGAAAAGCCATTAGGTGTTTAGACACAGGGAAAGAATTTCCTTCTATTACTGCGGCGGCAGAAGCTCGTGACGTTTCGCTTACAGCGCTTTGCAACAACTTAAAAGGTTACACTAAGACTTGCGGCGGGTATCGCTATGAGTACATCAAAGGAGATGCAGATGCCGACTAAGCAATTTTCTAATTATGAATCGTTAATCACCTTTACCCGTGCCTCTGGCGGCCATGCGTTGCGCCCTGTTAGCTATGGGGATGAGCTTGTAACAAATGGGACGTTTGATACGGATTTGTCTGGGTGGACAGATGACAACTCTCAGTGGGCTGTCAGCGGATCTAGGGCTTATCATGCTTCTAACAACGTATTTGGGACTCTTAGGCAGTCCCTTTCTGTTACGACTGGAAATGTCTACAAAATTACGTTCGATTATGAAGTGACGCAAGGAGAGCTTAGGTGTCAGGCTAGAGATTCATCTAACTCACCAAACAACGGCAGTTTGAACATAACCGACTTAACAGGAACAGGCTCAGCTAGTGTGATTTTTGTCCCAGACGCCGACTTTGACTCTATTGCTTTTGCTAGAGATGATATTGGTGTTGCAAGTGAAATGTATGTAGACAACGTATCAGTCAAAGAAGTCTTTTTCGACGAATCAGACGGCACCCTAACGCTGTTCGAGCATCCAGAGAACGTCCCCAGAGTAGAGTGGGATAGCGCAGGTAACAGGCTGGGTTTGCTGGTGGAGGAAGCTAGGACTAATCTGATTTCTTATTCGGAAGATCTTTCTGTATGGGATAAAAATAATGTTAGTGTTGGCGCTAACACAGACGCATCTCCAGATGGAGCTATTACTGCGGATACAGTTAATTTTACTTTAGGTTTGGGGGCCCACATTGCAAAAACGCAATCTTCCGTTGTCTCTTCTGGAGATCAAATTGTCGCCAGCATTCATTTAAAAGGCATATCTGGGCAGACTGCAAGATTGGTATTGGGAACTGGTGGTGGAACTTATCAAGCAATTACAGAAGATTTAGTTTTTGATGGAAGTTGGCAAAGATTTTCTATTGGCCCTCTTACTCTATCAGATGTAAAAGTTTTTGTAGGTTTGTATGTAGACAATCAAGGCGGATCAAAAACAGTTACATCAGTTGCCGCATGGGGTGGGCAAATTGAGCAAGGCGCATTCCCCACAAGCTACATCAAGACTACAGGAAGCACAGCAACACGCTCTGCCGACGTAGCGTCTATCCCCGTGGCTGACTTTGGGTATAACCAGAGTGCTGGGACGTTTGTTTCTGAGTTTCAGGCGAAAGCCTCGCTAGGAACAATAGGAAACTTTATGACTGTTTTTGCCGCGTCTGATAATACGACAAGCAACCGCATTCGCGCTAATAGCACACAAGGATTAGAAGTAGCTGTTAGCGGCATAGCGCAAGCAAACTTATCTTCATCGTTCACAGCAAACTTTGAACACAAATATGCTTCGGCTTACAAAGAAAATGATTTTGCGTTTTCACAAGATGGAGGCACTGCATCTACAGATACATCAGGAACCGTCCCTGCTGTTACACAAGTAGAGTTTGGCCGCTTCCTAACTGGCAGAGATATGACAGGCCACATCAAGTCCATTAAATACTACCCACGTCGCCTGACTAACGCACAACTACAGGATCTAACATCATGACAGAAGAAGTAATCATCGAAGCACCAAAGCGTGACTTCCACCTACGACTATCGGCTGAGTCAGATATGCCGACTGTACTCTCAGCGTTCTACCGACAGGACTACGTGACTCAGATAGACGAGGAAGGCGTAGAAACTCAGGTAGCAGACGGTGATCCCTACCTTGTAACTCATTCACACGACTACGCTATTTCAGTTGTAGGCACACTGCACGAGCCAACAGGCACTATGCTGACTGACGAGGAAGGCAACGAATATCCTGAGATGCAAGCAATGGCAGGTTGGCACATCAATATCCGTCTCGTGGGAGATGGAGTACGTGAGACTGTAGAGGCGCTGGATACATCGCACGGTGTAAATCCTGAGCAACCTATGAGAGTTTGGCTGTAAATCTTCGCTCGTTTGCAATAGTCGCCGCGTGGTAAAATAGCCCATCACTGCATGGGCTTTTTTATGATTGATCCTGTCACCGCCGCCGCTGGATGTGCCAAAGCCTTTGCCATGGTGCAAGGGATGGTTCAGGCTGGGCGCTCAGTTGAAGACACTATGTCGCAGATTGGTGTTTGGTGGGGACATTACAGTGACGCGATGGAGTGCGACAAGAAAGAGCCGTCGCCATTTCGCAAGGTAGTATTTTCCAAGAGCGTACAGGCTGAAGCCCTAGAGCGCTTTGCAAGACAGCAGAAGCTGAGAGCGCAACGACGCGAAGTGATTATGCTTATCAAGTATACCTATGGTGACACTGGGCTAGATGAGTTTAGACAGTTGCAAAAGACTATCACTCGCGAACGCGAGCGGACGATATACAAGCGAAAGCGAATGAAAGAGAAAATACTGGCAGGATTTATTGGTATAATCGGAGCCATACCCGTCGCATTTTTGATATGGGTGATTCTCCAGAAGGGCGGTAAATGAGATGGATGTTGCACAAGAGGCACTAATCAAACTGGAAGCGCACGAGAAGGAGTGCTTGATCCGATACGAGAACATCCAGCGCCAGCTTGATGAGCATAACGCTCGCTTCGATAAACTAGACGCCGCAATGAACCGCCAGCTTATAGTTATTATGACTGTCATCCCGTTAGTGATTGGCGTCATAGAGTTCATCCGATAATGTTTCAGTTCAGCCCTCACCGCCCGAGTACGGCTATGTACTTGGACATCGCTCGCGGTGTCATCCCTAACAGCAAAATCATCCACAAGTTCGGCGCAAACTTTGACATAGATCAGAACACCGATCCCGAAAGTATTTGGAGTGGTGGCGGCGCATACCCTTGGGGATCGCTTGCTACGGCGCAAACCATTTACGCCATATCCACAAGCGCGTCTGATACCAGCACGATGACGATTGAGGGGCTGGACGCTGACTACAATGAGCAGTCTGAAACCGTCACCCTGAATGGCTTAACGGCGGTAGCGACTACCAGCACGTTCATCCGCGTTTTTCGCATGACATACGACGATATAAACGTCGGTACGCTAGAGGCTAGGGTTGGTTCGGGTACAGGCACGATCGTCGCTCAGATCGAAGCAGGGGACGCACAGACGCTAATGGCGGTGTATACCGTACCCGCAGGCTATTCTGGCTACCTCGTAAACTTCGACGTGACAATCGACTCTAAAAAAGATTGCACCGTTATGCTCTACACGCGCAAGTCTAACGGCCTACCCTTCCGCATCACCCACATGGCAGAGACGTCGGGCCACTATCGCTACGACTTCACTGCGCCTTTAAGAATACTAGAAAAAACTGATATTGACGTGCAGGTAGATAACGTCAGCGCTAACGATTCGAGCGTAACGGCTAATTTTGATCTGATACTGATAAGGGACTACTAATGTGGCAAGCACTGATCGGCCCTGTCGTTAATTTAGTTGGGGGACACCTTGAAAGAAAAGCTGAAGAAAAGCGCGCAGTACATGAGCGCAAAATTGAGTCAATTCGGCAAGACGCGAATTGGGAAAATATTCATGCTAGCAATGCAAATAATAGTTGGCGCGATGAGTTTTTCAGCCTGCTGTTTAGCATTCCTCTTATTGCTTGTTTCATTCCACCTCTCGTCCCTTATGTTCGTGACGGCTTCGAAGTCTTGGAAACCATGCCTGATTACTATCGAGCAATGCTTGCGGCACTTGTGGCGTCTAGCGTCGGAGTTCGGGGACTTACTAAGTGGAAAGGCAAGTGATGTTTAAGCACTTCGAAATATCAGAGTTTCGCTGTCGTGAGACTGGCGAGAATGACATGAAACCTGAATTTATCCACATGCTGGACGAATTACGCGATCGCGTCGGACATCCGCTAGTTATTACCAGTGGGTATAGATCAGTCAATCACTCGGCAGAGCGAAACAAGAAAAAAGGCGGCACGCATACGCAGGGCATCGCCGCCGACATAAAAGTGTCCAATGGTGTTGAGCGCATGAAGCTAGTCAAAGAAGCCTTGGCCATGGGCTTTGGTGGTATCGGTGTGTCGCATAGTGGTGGCTTCGTACACGTCGATATGCGGGCAACTACGCCTGTGATGTGGACTTACGGGTAGAGTCTGAAATCCGACTCTAGCTGACGGCGGCATATCCATAGCGCACCGCTACGCTCCCATTCCAAGTGATGCGCACAGTGATGATTCAGGCCGTTAACTTTGCGCCTGATCGGGCCGTAACGCATAAAGCACCAGTGACTCCACTCGTGATTCAGATCCTCCCAGTTGCTAAGTGCGATCGTGCTATTCCACGTTCGATAGTGGTTGCCCGTTGCCTCAATTATCTCGTAAGCCTTTGGGTTGAACGTCACGCGGCCATCTGTCCACAGCTTCAGCGTTGCCTTGCAGTATGCTCTGGCTCTGCCTGCTGTGAGCGGCTTCAGTTTGACGCCTTGCTCTTTGCTTGGTTGCCAAGCCTTGCGCATAACGCGACGGTACGCCTCTCCGATGTCCTGCCTCATGCCGCACCTCCCGCTAGGAACTCTGACACTGTTCCGTCGAACTGACTGGCTCGCTCGTTGAAGGCAACGATGTCACGCATGAATGTCTCGCGTGGGATGATGCCTCTGTCTTGCGCCTCTGCGATTACCTCCAACCATTCCTCGTTAGAGCATAGGACTAGAGCGCTACGTGCCACACGATCCCATACAGGCTTGCGCGGCTTCATTTTGACTACTCGATTTTGCATGTGATTACCCCTCAGTAAAGGGCCGCTTACGCGGCCTGTTTTGTGTATTGATGCTCGCCGTTCTTTTTCTCGACGACTAAAAACTTGCATCGTTCGGAATCAAAGTAGGCTTGAGCCATGTCTACTGCGTCGGCCTTGAAGTGGTAATGCTCAGACTCGCCAAGACAATCGCCATCCCGATCCTTAAATGTAACCATCCAGCCTTCCCAGCCTTCTTGATCGCAGTACCAAACCTCAGTTACGTGCCAGTTATCTAAATACATGTCATCTCTCCTCTCAGTTGACAGGTACTATTATACACAATGGTTAAACATAGTCAAACATTGATTTAACAAAAAAAGCAAATTATTTATCATAACGGGGTTGCGCGTTGCCCTGAATGATGCATAATGGTGATGTTCTATGTGGAACAATGAAGGGAGATACATATGCAAATTGCTATCAGAATAAGCAAGCAGGTGGATGACTGGGATGAGTTCGTTGATGAGTTAGAGGGCATCGAGCGCACCGCAGTCGCAGACGACTACGACGAGGACACCAAGGTAGTCACCCTGCTTGTCGATCGGGAATCAATCGACGATTACTACCATCCCATCGGTGGCCGTTATCCGATTGAGTTTGAGGGGCGCACAGAGTGGGTTGAAGAGGTTGGCGTCTGTGTGCATTCGTGTAAGTGGCATGGCCACGACATCATTAACGCAGAGCAAGTATGCTCAGAACTAGAGGGGTTCACTTATGTCGAGTAATGAATTTGTACCGCCGAAGTTAATCAAGTCTGAGATCATCGAGGAGCTTGATTCGCTAGTAGGCCAGTTGCGCGATCTAACAATCCGCAAGCCAAAGCACCCGCAGGAAGCACAGATGGATGCGCGTCTAGCGGATTTCCTAGAGCTTGCGGAGCAAGACTTTATTCGCGGCTGGACTGACTGGGAAGAAGGTATCCAGCACAAGAAGGGGCAGTCGGAGGCGTACAACGCTGGCTATGCTGACTGCTACGAGTATGAGAATGGGAGGGGTGAGTAATGTCTAGGCAAATACCCGAGGCGCTACAGAAGGCGCTGAAAGATGTTGACGAGACTGTAGGCTCTGCCACATGGGACTGTCACGGCACACCTGTAGTACTGCACAAGGCGTTAGAGAAGATTGCCGCGAAGAAGGGAATTGAGTTTGACGCGCCTGTCCACCTGCTAACTAACCCTGCGAGCAAGGAGGTAGTCATACAGGTAACGGGGCGCTTAGGCGACAGGCAAGAGTGGAGCATTGGCGAGGTGTCTTCCAAGAACTGCCGCAATGATTACCCGTTTGCGATGGCTGAGAAGCGAGCTAAGGATCGCGTTATTTTAAAGCTGTTAGGCGTTGCTGGTGATACTTACTCAGAAGACGAATCCGACGACTACATCGATTCACTAGTGGCGCAGTTGATTGCCTACATTCACGCAATCGACGAGCACTTTGATTTTGTTGCAAGCGTTAAATCAGCAGTTGCAAATGAAGAGTGGGACACGTTGCGGTGCATCATTGAAGAGACGCCTAACAACGTGAAAGAAAAGTTTAGCCGTGCCTACACTAAGGGCGGCGTATTTAATCCGCACGAAACGAAGTGCATGAAGGTAAACCCCAAAGGAGGGAGATAATGGCTGATATTACTTTTGTAAACGGGCTGATACCCAAGAGAAACGACAACGCGCCAGACTATGCAATTTGCAAATTGGCGATCAAGAAATCGGAGCTTATTCCGTTCCTAAACGAGCAGAGTGGCGACTGGGTAAACATGGAGGTGATGCGATCGCAGGCAGGCAAGCTATACACCAAGCTGGATACGTGGGAGCCAGATCAGGCAGAGGTAGCAAAGCAAGGCATAGCTAATGCACGTCAAGCCGCAAAACCTAGCGTGGAGTTTGAAGATGACTCTGATCTCCCTTTTTAGGCAAGAGCAGACGAAAGTCTGTTTTAAGTGTGGCACTGAATTGCCGCTTGCATCGTTTTACAAACATCCGCGAATGAAAGATGGCAGGCTCAATAAGTGTAAGGCTTGCACAAAGTCAGACAGCACTAATCATCGCAACGCTAATTTAGATCGTGTTCGTGAATATGATCGTGAAAGAGCTAAAAGCCCCGAGCGCAGAGCGGCTTTAACTGCACAGGCAAAACGCTTTCGAGCTTTAAATCGTGCTAAGTATTTAGCTCATAACGCAGTTAATAACGCCGTTAGGGATGGCAGGTTAATCAAGCCAGCAGAATGCTCGCAGTGTGGCGACATGACGAAAATACACGGCCATCACGACGACTACAGCAAGCCGCTAAAGGTTCGATGGCTTTGCGCTGTATGTCATTCAGCGTGGCATAAACAAAACGGGGAGGGAATTTATTGATGAATGCAAAAAATTCTGATGTCGGTAAGGCGCTGAAGAAAGCGCAGGCGCTCGCAGGTGTTAGCAATGACGAACTGGCAAAGGAGTTCGGTGTAACGCCTGTACAGGTATGCCGCTGGCGGCACAAAGACGACATGAAGTTTAGTCGTGTCGTGCAGTTGGCCAGTCGGCTGAATATGTCTCTCGATGAGTTCGAGAAGTTAGGGAGGTAGACATGAAGATTGAGAAGGGTATCGACATAAACAATTATGGCTCCCACGGCTATACGTGGGAGTTCCTTAAAAACATGGAGGTTGGAGATAGCGTTTTGCTTACCGAAGAGACGGTTAAGGAGATAAATGAGCGTTTTGGCGTTAGACAAGCACGCTACGAAATGGTTCGTGCTTTACGGCGGTTTGGCATGAAGGGCAAATCCCGAACAGTGCAAGATGGCAACATTCGCGTTTGGAGGATTAAATAGGTAAAAAAAAGGGCCACTGAGGAGGTGGCCCATAACCACTTGCGGAAGGGTAAGCGCAAGAGGTATCCTTAGTTTGCGTACATAGGATAGGGAAAATTATACAGCAATCTAGCTGTCTGTATACCCACAACTCCTTATCCCACCAAAGTATGCCTAGTCGAGCCTAGTTAAATAGTGCTGTCTCAGGTGCAGTCGCTCACGAAAGCCGAATCAGTTCTCGAACCTTTAGAGGCGGGGATAAACAGTGGTTATGTTGCCAAGTAGTAAGGGCGCGGTGATGGCAGAGCCGTAAATGATCTGCACTGATACTGTAGGACTGAATGGACTAGCTAGATACTTGTATAGGGCAACAACCGCCTCTAATGATCCCTATTGTCTAAAAAAAGGAGAAGGTTATGGATAACGGGTACAACCCAATACGCTGGGACTGCTTGGAGCAAGGGTGCTACATGCACAAGTGTCATCCCAGAATCGAGATATTTGCCGATTGCTTCCCAAATAAAATTGCCATGTCAGACATAGACGGCGTTGTGGAGATCAACGGACACTTTCTGTTTATGGAATGGAAAGGCGACGGTGGCAAAGTCAGCACTGGACAGCACATCCTTTTGCAACGGCTAACGCAACTGAGTAACAAGGTTGTGGCTTATGTCGTATATGGCGACAGTCAGACGATGCAGGTGCATAAGATTACGCGCTACTACAAAGGCAACAGCAGAGACTACGAGATGCAACTAGAACAGTTGAAGGAGCGATTCCGCAACTGGGGAGAATGGGTGAGATAATGAAGAAATTAGACGGTACAGACTACGAGCCTGCTGATGAGGATTTCATTGCTTGGCAAAACGCTTATCCAAACGTCGATGTATTTGCAGAGTATGCGGCGGCAGAGTCATGGATCGACGCAAATCCCAAGCGCCGTAAAAAAAATTGCAAAGCCTTCATTAACAACTGGCTAAATAGAGCGAGCAAGCAAGAGAAAGGCGTTTCACCCTTTGCTCAGAAAGCGCAGGAGCAAAGCGGAAAATTAAGTCCAAAGCAATTTACAGCCCTTGATATGCAGACACATGACTTTATGAACTACGAGCCGTTTAGACAGCGATGTCTCCAGCAGTACGGGCAGTTCGTGACATATGACGGCGTAAGGGTGACGCGATGATGGGTGAGTTTTGGCTAATCAAAGATCCAATCGAGATAAAAGATCGCATGAAGGCGTTTCAGACGTTTCTCGAAAAAGAGTGGTGCTGGGACAAGCCTGTCTCATGGCAGGTAAAAGAGTACAAGCCACGGCGCTCGCTAAGTCAAAATGATCTGTTTCACGTCTGGTGCAGGGACATGACTCGACACTTCAAAAAGCGCGGCGGGTTTACGGGTACTGAGGACGATTTAAAGCTGATGCTGAAATACAAATTTCTTGGCACTGAAGACGTAGAAGTCGGCAAAACGACGATACCCGCTCAGGTTCGCGCAACTTCGACGCTAGATCGAGGAGAAATGTTATACTTTATGACACAAGTAGAGGCGTGGGCTATTGATCTAGGTGTCAAACTTACCAAACCTCAAAATTCGGAGTACAGCAAACTGGGGGGATAGGCGTGAGCTTATTACAGTTTTGCAAAACCGAAAGGCAGAAAGCAGTAATCAGCCGAGTAGAGAAAGGCATGAGCCAGCGAGCGATTGCCAAGGATCTTGGACTAACCAAAAGCACGATTGTCGGCCATCTTGACGCAGTTAAGAGCTATGCCGCAAAGCAGGGCTATAGTCCAGAGCACGACTACGTGCATCCTGTCCCTGACGGCTTTACCGTAAAAGGCGTTTCCACGTATTACAACGACGAAGGCAAACCCGTAGGGCAGTGGGTTAAAAGCCTCAGCGATAAAGAGCGGCAACTGGAAATGCTTGTCGAGCGCATGGAGCAGAGTCTTGATGCTGTGCCGCCATTCAAACCTACGAAACCACCAAAGCAAACCGATGATCGCCTCCTGAGCTTATTAACCATCACGGACTTTCACGTTGGTTCTGCCTGCTGGGAAGCGGAGACGGGCGACAACTTCGACACCAAGATCGCCGCAGAGATATTCCTGAACGCCATGCACGATATGCTCGCCGCTTGCCCTAAATCTCAGACAGGTATGCTCAACATACTCGGCGACTTCATCCACTTTGACGGCATTAACTTACAGCCAGTCACAAGCGGAAATTTTCACGTACTAGACGCTGATACGCGCTACACGAAGATTGTAGACGTAGCCATGTCGATAGTTAGGGAGGCCGTTAAAATGATGCTGGCGCGATTTGAGCGCGTTGTAGTGGTGGTTGCAGAGGGTAATCACGACATTAGTTCTAGCGTCTGGCTCCGCAAGTACATCAAACACCTATTCGAGGGCAGTCGGGTAGAGGTGATCGACAACCCATTCCCGTATTACGCCTATTTGCACGGCAACTGTATGCTTGGCTTCCACCACGGCCACAAAATGAAGCTGGCTAACCTGCACAAGCTGTTTGCAAGCGAGCCGCGATTCCGTGAAATGTGGGGGCAGGCGTCGGCAGGTGTTTATATTCATATGGGCCACTATCACCATGAACGGGTGATTGAAGACGGCGGCGCAGTTGCAGAAATGCACCCTTCTTTGACTGGACGCTCATCCTATGAGGCCCGTGGCGGATGGGTTTCACAGCGTGGCGCAAAGGTAATTACCTACGATAAGCTGGAGGGCGAAGTACACCGCACGACGGTGAGGCCGAGGTTGTGATGGAAAAGATGCCGATAATGTCGATGCCGTTGCCAGATGGTGGCGCGGTAGTCTGTAGAGTTGAGGCGATCATGGCGGCAACTACCAACATGCAAAATAATCAACTAACAGACGTGTATATTGACGTGGCATGTCCTGAAGGCATCACGATCGACGTGGACATCGACTCATTCACCACTAGCTGGCTTGCGGCTCTACTAACGACTATCGACGATTGGCGGCTAGAGCATGGTATGCACTGAGTGCCACAAAGACATGGTGCCTCAGTTTACCCGTGAAGGCGGGAAGCTAGAGGGCTGGACGTGCGATTGCGGCAACAGCGAGAAAGCCGTAAGGCGCGAGCGACAATTTACCAAAGAGACGTACTATGGCGATAAAGCGCACCAACGCTGATATTTGGTGCAGTAAGGCTGTGCGCCTGCGTGATGGTGCTTGTGTGCGCTGTGGTAACACAGAGACAAATCAGGCTATGCACATATATGGCCGTAGAAATAAGGTTGTGCGCTACTCGCTCGATAATTTGCTGACTGGCTGTTACACCTGTCATCGCCTGTTCACCGAGTCGCCAATCATGTTCGCTGACTTCTGCAACGAGTATCTCGGCGAAGGCCACATGGACATTCTACGTGAGAAAGCCCGTGGCTTTATGAAAGACAACAAAGCTACTCGCGATGAGATAGCGAAGCACTACCGCGAAGAGATACGCAAGAAAGAGCAGAATCCAGACTACGTGATCATTTCGTATAACTGATTGCCCATATTTGCTATAATAGCAGGGCAACAGGAGGATGTTGTCATGTGTGTACAGAGCCAAAGGCAGTATTTCGGTGAGCGGCACCACATCGTCGTAACCGACAAAATCGCAGAGCTACTAACGCGATTAGGCAGAGACAAGGGTATTGGCGAGGAGGAATATCTGAAACGCCTATCCCGCCACCCTAACGAGGATCAATTCGTTGCAGAGATTGCCCGTCATTACGGGTGATTGAAAATGCCACGATTGTCACATTGTTGCCCTTCCCTCAATTAATTATCAAAAAAAGATAAAAAAGTGCTTGCAAGGGAT